CTTCCAATTAAATTCATAATATAATAATACTAAACAAAGATTACAATGTCAAGTAAATAAATGTTATAAAAGGCTTGACACGATTGTGCCATGTTGTTATAATTGCTTTGTCAGAAAGAAAGGAAAGTAATATTAATGTACTGTGCCTTCATCATCACTAATAAAATTCTGTAATTGTTCTTTCAAGTATTCGGCTTCTTCAACACTTAAATCTTCAATCTCTTTCGCTTCAGAATCTTTTTCTTCTTTGTAAAAGTTACCATCAAAAGAAACAGGCTTACCGTAAACATTCTCTACCATTTCTTCGTAAGAAGAGTGCAGTCTAACGCTTAAACTATTCAAGCATACTACGTTAAACATATCAATCACAACTTCTCTGTCGTCTGTCATAACTAAGAAAGGACGAAGAACCATATGTTCACCAATAATCTTTCCATCATCATCATTAACAGGCTTAGCAGTAACTTCCAATGGAAATTTAAGAACAATACCTTCAGCAGTATATTCTAAGTCGCCTACTAAACTCATTCGATTAGAAAGTTGTACGATGTAGTAGTTAGTTTCCACTGATAGGTACCTTTACCATTTTGTATTCAAACCCTTCTTCATTATATATCTTAACTCTCTCAACCATATGGCCAAGTGTGTAGTTCTTTTTGGATTTCCAAGATAGGTCATCACCAATATCAAAAAGCTCACAAGAAGTCTTGTTGTCGCCTTTTCTCAACCCTCTACCAATACTCTGTAAGTTTCTGATTCTACTCTTACTCGGTGAAGCAAAAACAATATTGTGTAAGTTACGAATATTTATGCCTGTTGAAAACGTACCATATGAAGCGATAATGATAGCATCATCTACTGTCTCAGTCAATGCTCGTATTTTCTCTCGCTGCTCAGTGTCAGTGCCGCCGTGGACAAAGAATACTTTTCTATCGCCTTCTACTTTTTGAGAGATTAAATCATACAAAACTTTACCGTGCTTCTCTACGAACTGAAACAGCACTAGTGTATTGCCTTTTTGAGATACACATAAATTACGAATAAAGTTATTGCGTTTAGGATGAGTGACAATCCAGTCCATCTCTTCTTGATAAGTCATCTTCTTGATTAACTTCTTTTCTTCATCAGAATAGCCCAACAACAAACAAGTAATAGCAAGATCAGCCACACTCTTTTGTTCCATGAGCTTCTTTGTAGTGATTACTTTTTTGACAGTGCCGAACACGCCTTCTAGAACTAGCTTGTGAGTCTTTGTTCCGTCTAGAGTACCAGTAGTACCTATTCGATACGGAGCATTCACGCATTTATCTAGAATAGTAGTGAGAGATTTTGCTTTAAAGTTGTGAGCCTCATCACCATATACAACATCAAACTGCTCGAACCAGGACTTAGGAAACTTGTAGATAGATTGCCAAGTAGATATCGTTATAGGATATTCGTTTGACTTCTCTTTGCCGCCGTAGATTCTATGACAGTTCTCAACTGCCTTCCAGGTATCTGCTGTTGCGTAGTCTTGGAAGTCCCCATACATTTGCTCAACGAGAGAGGTTGTTGGCACAACGATGAGCTGCTTGCGGCCCAAATGCTGATGATAACGCATAAGGCTATAGATAATGAGAGACTTGCCAGATGCAGTGGGGGAAAGTAAGAGTGACCTACCTTCGTTGATAGTATGTCTGACAGCCTCGATTTGGTAGTCTCGGATTTCAATGTCTTTATCTCCGCTTTGTAGTTTTAGTTTTTTAACAAAATTTTCAACGTACTGCGTTGAGACTGGATCACCTATATCCTTTATATCTACTTCTAGCTTGTACTCTAATGTGTCTGCGAACTCTTTTAGATAAGGCAAAAGACCTACATAAAGTTCTTGCCGATACATATTGTATAGCCTAGCCTTGCCGTCCCACATACGAGAACGATAAGAAGGCATAAACTTTGCGCCAGGCACATCAAATGTAAAGAAATCGCATATCTCTTGGCCAGTACCAGGGTCTGTATCGATTTTTAGATACGCTTCATTTCTTTTTGTAACTCTTATCACTACATCAATCCGTTCGTAAACTTCATAAATTCAATCGCATTCTTAATATCCCAAGTACGGCTATTAAGAGACTTCATAACAAACTCGCACTGATATAGACACGCTTTGATGTATTCAATCTTATCTACAATTTTTATAATGTCTGAATCACTGTCGAGA